CCCGCGATCGTCTGGTCGCCGGAAAGGTATTGCCCGGCCGCGATGGTCTGATCGGTGGTGCCCGGCGTGATCGTCGCTGCGCTCTTGCTGGGGATGGTGCCTTCCTGTATCCCCTTGTTCGCGCCGGCGAAAAAAGTGTAAGGAGCCAGAACCTTATTCGGCGTGGCGGTAGCGGCCTTGATATTCACGCCGCCACCTGGAAAAGCACTGTTTAGCATGCCATCACCCCACAATCAGTATCTGGATAGGCAAATTAATTGTCGGCTTATCACCAAACGCGCTCACGGTGATGCTGCCTGCCGCCTGCGCGGTGACAAGCAGCTTGGCGTCGGCGGCCGCCTCCATCTGCGCGGCCGTTGCCGTGGGGGCAAGGCCGACAGTGCCGTTCGCATCCGCGGCGAGTCCTTCAATGTCGACCGTTTGCGTGTATGGCGCGGAGCTGCCCAGCCAGCCGGCAGATGTGAGCGTTTTTGCAATGATCACGCTTTTCATTGCGCGTTCCCCCATCGCGGTATCGATGAGCACCATGTTCGCGTTAGTAACCGCAATATTATAATTATCAGTGCCGAGGGGCATCTCCAGCCCGAGGTTTGTTGTCTGCGGCATAAAACCCTCCTTAAACCGTCAGCGTGCGGATCTCTTCGTGGGTGTAGGCGGCGAGTTGATCATGGGTAAACGGCCTGAGCTCATCGTGCGTGGTGTACAAAAAAACGTACACCACGGCAAGGTGCGCGGGCTTGATCTCCTCTATGGCCGCCTGCAGCAGCTCCAGCCCGGGCGGCCGGCCACGCTCCGAAATAAATCGCACCGTGAATGTATAGCCGGCAAATTGTTCCGTGACCTCGCATTCGCCGTTGCTGTACGCTTCGGCCACGCGTTCGATCAGCGCGCGTGTGGATATCCCAGCCCCGCGCAGCTTGGATATAATGCGCTCGCGACGGCGGTCATCTGATAGACCGACCGTAGTTGGGAGAAGAAGATAACGCTCCCACATATCCAGGCCCCATGTGGCCGTGGCGACAAAGCACTGCGCCGCCGTATCCCCCGCAGCCTGCGTCAACTCATCGGCAGCCGCCTGATATCCAGCCTGCAGCGCGGCCGCCTCCGCGCTGTTGCTATATACCCATAGACGATCTTTAAGCAGCACTGAGCGTCACCCCCGCGAGCACCGGCACATTATCCGGATCGATCGTAATGGCGACTGTTCCGCCGTTAAGCTGCAGGTCGGTAAAATCGATAACGCCTTCCACGCTCATGAGCAGGTATGCGATCCGGTTAAACGACACGCTGTAATCCACAAAAGCCACGCTCTGCAGATATGCCGTCAGCGAGGCCTCGAAAGCCGCCTGTACGGCGGAAAGCGTGGTGGCGGCGCTGACCGCCACGGTGGCCGTCACGGTGATATCCTGCGCGATGGCGCTTACGACCGTCACGTCCGCCCTTATGGGCCGAACCTCCTCGATGTGGGCGGCGCAGGCGTCGACAATGCCCGAGGATACCGGCCACCGATCGGGGCCTACGATGAGCACGCGCACGGTACCGGGTCCGTCCCACAGCGGCGTCACCTTCGCGGCGCCGACGCCCGTGACCTCCAGCGCCCACTGCATATAGTGGTGGACGTTTCCGGACGTTGCCGGGGTACGCAGCCGCGCAAACAGGCGCGCACGCAGCGCGGCGTCCGTTTCATCATCGACGCCGCCTTCCAGCGCGGCAGCGTTGGTTATGCCCGTTATGCCGACCAGGTTGCGATAAAAACGAGTGATCTGCCCGACCGACACGTTATAAGCCGCGCCCACAGCCTCAGCCGTGACGCCCACCGTGGCGCTCCCGGATGCGATTGCGGCGGCCGCATCAGTCGTGTAGCGCAGCCCGTCCTCCGTCATGGCGACCGTGCCGGCCGGGATGGGCGTGCCGTCTGTGCCGGTGATGGTCAATATCCCCGTGGCCTTCGCGCCGGGCTTGCGTGTGATTCCATATTCGCCGGCGCGGCGCTCCAGCTCCGTAAGCTCTTCATCCTCGATGGCCATAACGGAGAGTGCGTTATCAACGGCGCCGTATGCCTTGGATATTTCTAGAGACACCGGCGCAGCCATATCGCTTGCAAAGCTGCCCTCGGATGTATTGACCCCGCCGCCGTAGTTATCCAGTATCTGCTCCCGGACGGCATCCGGGGTTTTATCCTCATACATTGAGTGTCGCCTCCCCGTATATGGTTTGCACGGTGCAGGAGATCGTCACCAGGCCGTCCTCAAAGGCTGCGAAAACATTCTTTACCCCCGTAATGTACGGGCTGACCATGAGGCATTCCCGGATATACCGCACCGCTTCGGCAAGCTTGGTCTCCTGCAGCCATTGCTGGCCAATCAGGCTCATGATTTCATTCCCGTAGTTCCAGGAATAGATCTCATTGATGAACCTTTCCTGCTTGAGCGCCCGCCACGCCCAGCTCATGACCGCCGGCAGGCCGGTCACGATTTTTGGCTCTCCGCGCACAAAAACAGGCTTTCCGCTCTCAAAATCCCACGCAACGTCCGCGTAAAGCGGCAATTCGTTCTCTGCAGGAAGATCTTCCGATGTATAAATCTGCGGCTGAATAAAGGGGAAAATGCTGTCCGCCATCATGTCACCGCCTTTAATACCGCGATCAGGGAGTAGGTTTGCCCATCCTCGTCACAGAGCAGCTGCACCCTGTCGCCGATCGAAAGGCCGGAGCCCATCGTGAGCGTGCCGGACTCCTCGCCGAGCGTGGCGCCGCGGGAATAGCCGGATAACAGCGCATCGCTGACCAGCAGGTTATCCTTGTCCAGGACGATACCGCTCACCTGTACCTGAAGGGGGTTGACGCTAAGCACCGTCCCGATCCGCGGGCCTTTATATGCGCCCGCCCTCTCGCCGGCTGCCTGGCTCATACAGCCCAAAATCCCAACATAGGGATCGTCGGTCTTACTCATTTGGAATATTCCACCTCTTCGCCATTTATCCCGATAAAAGTATCGCCGTCAATTGGCTTCCCCAGGGTGCTCGGCTTTTGATCCTTCAGAGCAGTGCCGGCGCTCTTTTCATCCATGGAATTTTTGAAGGCGAGCGTCAGGGCGTTTGTATAGACGCCGTTTTTCCAGTTATGGGCGTCGCTCTCGATCCAGAACCGGCCATACAGCCCCGTATATGGCTCATGTATGAACACGGCCGCGCCGGAAACGCACCCGGCATCGCCCAGGTTTCGCACGCTCGCGCTGCGGTTCACATCATTGTCCCGGATTATCTGCTCAGCCTTGGCCACGCCGTCTTCCTTGTCCGTCAGCGTGATCTGGTCGCGCATAATGCCATAGGACGTATCCCCCTGCACCGACTGCAGCAGCTTCCCGTCCTTGTCATAGATGTCGACCTGGTTGATCATGTTCTCGATGGATTCGCTGTAGGTCGCCTCGATCATGTTCTTGCCCTCGGCGATGACCGCGGCGACATATGTGCCGCGCTCGATCACGGAAACGGCAGTCCCCTCCATGATCAGCTGATACTTTTTCCCATTCTCCGCAGCCGCCAGGGAATAGCCCGTCATGATAGCGTCGTACATCTTCTGCCCGAGATACGCCCGGCTGAAGGTAAAGCCGGTGGCGGCCATGCGGCCGACGGGCACCCCGTACAGCGCGCAGATATCCGCCCCGGCGGCCTCCGGCGTTGTCTTCGTGGCCTTATAGCTGATCTTGTTCTTTTTTACGTAAATCCCGAAGTCCTTTGCGGTTACGTCGATGGTGTTTGAGGTAGTGGATCGTGTGGCGCTTGTGACGATGCCAACAAAATACTGCCCGTCGGCCGAGAGCACCACCGGCATGCCTTTTGATATCGGTACCACCGGCAGGTTTTTGTCGGACGGCGATTGTACAATGCTCGCCTTAAGCGACCGCGCGCATTCCTTGGCGCTTCCGGAGGTGCCGACGTCGGCCGCGAGCTCGGTTACATTTGCCCCGCCTAAATACAGTTTCATAGGCACCTCACGGTATCGTGAGCACGGTGCCCACGCGGATCACGTTGGGGTTGCTGATGCCGTTTGCCGTCGCGATGGCGGTATACTTGCTGCTGTCGCCATAAAAATGCCGGGCAATATTGCGCAGCGTATCGCCGGAAACGACGGTATACGTTTTCGGCGTGGCCGGCGCCGTGGATACCGTGCGTGTTTTTTTTGTTGAAACCGACCGGCTGGGGCTGACGGACACGTACCGGTATTCGCTCAACGTAAGCGTGAAATATACGTCGTTGGATCCGTCCCTCTCGCCGTATCGGATGCTTTCGATCAGCACGGGAATATTGATGTCCGTGCCGGTGACGATCCAGCGGCATATGGTTTGCGCATCCGCCCACGCCTTGAACCTGTTGACCAGCTCATACGGGTCAACGAGCTCGGTTAGGGCAAACGGATACTTATTGGCGGGGAAAAAGGCGTCAAGCGATATCGTATCCAGCGTGGTATAGCCGGCCACGCGGATATCGCCCAGGCCGTGGATGTTCACCGTCTCGATGCGGATCCCGTGCCCCAGCTCGAACGCCGCCGGCGTGATCGGCAGGACCAGCTCGTCGCCGTCCGCAACGAACACGATTTTACGCAGATTGTCCATGATCAGCCCTCCACATATCCCTGCTGCACG